CTAATAACACCTGATCCTTGCAGCGATATAAATTGACCTAATTGCTTTTGTGATCTAGCTACATCCAAGACACTTGTCAGGAAGTCTGTGACTACATAACCAGGTGAACAGATGCCTATCGTAATTTTCTCAGTATCTTTCAATGCCATCCCTTCTTGAGCCAATGCGCCCATGCGCCACATGCGTTTGCAGTGCCTAATCTATCAGTGCCATATCTATGTTTGATGTATTTAATGTGCCATGTTATTTGTTGCCTATATGTAGCTGTCTTAAGATATTTAGATCTGCCTTGGGGTAATCCATAGTGACTACCATTTTGAGCCTGTGGGTTAAAACTACTTTCTTTCAACACCAAGTCAATTACACAATAGGTTTGATCAAAGTTGTAATTTAATTGCCAAAAGTATTCTTGTTTATAAACATTTATATTTTCTTTAGCAAAAGATTTATCTGTATTAAATATATTAAATACTATTATTAAATACATAGTCACTTGGGTGACTAGATTATTAGGAAAGCCCCCCCTACCCCCCCATTTAAAAATATGAGGTAGGTAAGAGATGGCAACACTTGGTCTGACTGAGTTACAGTGTAAGCCCCCCACAAAGCGGATGAACTTTAACATAGTTTTTATCCTTTGCAACTGATAGACATAATCTGCAGGTTTGTCCTGGTAAAACCCAATTGCCTGTGCAGCTACATCTTATTGGCTCTGTCACTTTGCACCTCTAATAATATATCTACAAGATCTATGAAAGTTCTGCAATTGCGTTTAGTTGCAAAGTAAGCTTGATAGACAACATTTCTGCCTGGGTCATGTATCTGGCCTGTACTCCAATTAGGCTTGGTCGCACCAGCTATAGCAAACATCTTACCTGTCAACTGACTAACCATGACATACGCAAAAGGTTTAATTGCTTTTGAGTCATAGCCATGTACAGTATCAATTAAAATCTTGTCGTAAGGAAAGTCCTCATAAGAGTCAAATTTAAGATTACGGCTTTTAATCTCTAAAACAAGATCTCCTACTAATACATCTTTTTCATTGACTGTTTTGTCAGATCTATTAACAGCATTGTTTGTATCCCACATTTCTGGTACTTCAACATCAGGCACACCAAAAGTCCTAAGAATATCTGCTACATAACAGTTGAAGGCATGACCTTCATGAAAGGCTGTTTGATAGTCAAAGCTCATTGCCTATGACCGCATCTATAACAGACTACCCAATCGCCTAAAGACAAAAGCCTGGCATCATTACAAACAGCACACAGCTCATGGTCAGGCACTAGATCTACATCTACGCCTTTATCTGTAAAGGTGGCTCTAACACCATTTTGATCAATGATTTCTAAATCACCCATTGACAGTCTCCCTAAAAAACCAAGTGCCATCAGCTCTTTGTGTACCCCACACAGGTTGACATTTATTGCCACAAACACAGACATACCCTGCAAACTCTTTATTGGTAGTTTTAGATATGCCTTGTTTGTACAACATGCGTGAGCCACCTGCACAATGCAACTCTGTTAAGTTGTCAACCTCAACTACTTTGACAGGCTCAGGTATAACCTCTAACAAACTTCTCTCAAGCTCTGGTTTTGGCTCTATTGACCAAGTGGTTGCAGCGATCATTGACTCTTTCGGTGCAGTCTTGTTAGACCCTTTGATAAGTATCAAACATCTTGCAATACAGCTAGTTGCAGTATCTTCTAAATACCATTTACGCATGTGCGCTGGGTACTCATCACGCTCACCTTTAGCAAAGTTAGTTACTGCAGGTGCAGCATCATTACTATCACGCCACACACTGCCCTTAAAAATGACAATACCTTTGTCAAGATTTATCTGCTCTATGGACAGGTCAATCCTGCCCATAGGGTAGTTATTTATAAACCACTTATTTAAAGTGGCTGCATCCTCATATTGAGATAGATCAGGTTTCATTACTTATTTTCTCTATCCCATAAGCTGACAACCTTTTCCATCAAGTAATCATTGTCTGCAGTTAATTGTCTTTCACGCAATACTGGATGTCTCCAAGCAACCTCTTGCTTAACATCAGCTTGACCGCGTTTGTAGCCACTTTTGAAACCTTTATCGTAGCCATTTTCAACACCAATAAACCAGGTTGCATAAAGCATCAACCCGACTAATGCAAACAATGTAATGGTAATTAGCCATCCGTATGTCTCATAGTTCATATTTCACCGCTTCCTTGAACTTGTCTAACCAATAACCCTCAACCATGGCGGCTGAGAGCCTACCTCTGATCTGAGTTGCACCCATAAATTTATGGGCATATTCCCTAATCAGAGAAGCTTTTACAAAGTGTTTGCGTGTGTCATCTACATACGCACCACTGATTTTGTCATATTTTACAATTACCAAGTCAATGCCTTTCTCAAGCCATCTGGTAAGTCAATCGGATCTACATCATTGATTACTTCATAAACACTGCCATTAGGATGTATTGATGGTGGTAATACAACATAACCTTTGTGTTTAACATCTATACCAGCTATTAGTTTGCCTTTAAAAGACAGATTTCTATCAGCTCTAAAATAAAAGTGGTAACCATCATCAGTCTTAACAGTGTGTGTATTTAACTTCATGCACCACTGAAAATAGTTTTGCCACTCTTGTTTGCTTACAGCATTACGCTTATCAAAATCTAAAACTACAAGATTAGATTGCACAATGGCCAAGCCAATGTTTAAGTCAGGATCTTTGAACCATTTAGTAACAGTTTCAAGATCACCGCTTGCATCAAGATAACCATGTCGTAAAAACTTACAAGGCTCTTTAGATTGTGGCTTTAGTGGTAATACCCACCAGCCCTTTTGAGCGTATGTGGCGGCGTTCAATGGTTTATCTTTGACATGTTTAAATATGAAACTAATAAAGTAAATAATTTAGATTTTAATCTACGCACTGCATCATCTGGTGTTTTACCAGAAGCTGTAAATTCACCTAATACATTTGATGTAGATGCAACATAATTATCTAATTCTGCAACATAATGAAAATCAATCTTTGTTTGCAACACGCTCTCAATCACTACAATCATGCGTGTATCCAAGATCCTGCATAATCTGTAGTTATTATTGGCTGATCATACTTTAAATCATAATTTACTTGATGTTCAATATCTTTTTGCTCTAAGTATTTAATTGCTAAAACTAGAGCTGCGCTGTTTTCAAACCAATAAATAAACTCATGTTCAAAGTTAGGTTGATCATCAAACCTATCAATTTGTACTTGCCAGTCATTGTTTTTAAATTCCATTTGACTATCTACTAACAAGTCAAAGTCTTTCAGTGTAAGTATCATCTTTAACCCCTTCCAAGGTCAATTGCATTTACAAAAGCAATTAAACCATACCTTACCGACAATTGCAATTACCCAAACGCTTTGCCTAGGGCTGTAAAACTCCCATCATTATTAAATCGGATCATTTCAAAGCTCACATTACCGCGCTTGACTGTCATGATGACTGCCCCAGCTTGCCAATTGGCATAATAGCCGTATTTAGCCAGGTAAGCCATGGATTGTAGGTTGCAGGTATGACCACACTCAACCCCTACTAAAACCCTCTGTAATCGGCCATTAAAGGCCTCTGAGTGGCATTGGTAGCCCATCCTGTGCGTGTGTCCAGTAATTACGCTTTTGCCCCACCTTCGGGCGATCCCCAATGCGGTTGAACCGCCAACCCGCGAAATACTACCCTCATCCCCATGGCAGAGGACAAAGTCAGTGCCAGGGATCTCAAAGGGCTTTTTTGCAAAATAAATACCCATCCGATCAAAATCCATAAACTGCTCATACTGCAGCTCTGGTAACTCCATTAGTCCAGGCACAGCCATCAAGGATTTAAATAACCTATCACCATGATTAGACCTAGAAACTACATCTGTCTTTAAATCAAATAGAATATCTTGGCACAATTGTCTATCAGCATTTAATGTTTGTTGAAATGACTCAGCTTTACCTTGTACAAATTTAGACAAAGTATTTAGGTCAAGTTCATCACCTACATTTAAAACTAAATCAAATTTAAAAGATTTAACAAGTTTTTTTAAGTTAGCAATTGCAGCATCAAATTGAAAAGGTACTTGGAAATCACTACAAATTAAGTAGCGTGCATTAGCGGTTTTGTCGCGCTTAATCGTCATCCTCATCAAAGTCATCCAAAGGATTTTTTATTGGATCGGTAGGGTTCACAATCCAATCTGGATAACTTGCTCTGTCCATTGCAAAGGCAAGTGCATTACCTTCACTCATGCCAGCTTTTCTACAAGCTAAATAAACTTCATTGGCTGCAATAGCCCAAAAATCTAATTTAGTAAGTACAGAGTCTTTTGTGGTTTTGCGCTTTGGCGCAACCCTTTTTTTGACTTTGCGTTTTCTTGTAGTGGCCATAGGATAATTGTAAATCACACAATGCCTGCAATAGCCCTGTGGACACCTTCCTCTAAATCTATTTTTGGTGTGTAGTAATCACTCATCATGGCAGGGTTACCGACCCTGTAAGCCACGCCTGCAGGCTTATCTGTCAGGATATTGAACTTAGGCATCTTGTCCACGCCTAAAGTCCTCAAAGCTATTTGAGCTAGTTCAAGAAAGGTAGTCGGCCTACCTGTACAAAGATTGACAGTTTGATTGCACTCATTTTTGACCATAGTTATGACTGCATCTACAACATCATCAATGTGTATAAAGTCTCTGGTAGTAGTAGCCCTACCCCATATATCAAATGGATTTGAGTTGAGTATGGCTCTTTGTATGATGCTAGGGAAAGGATAGGTTAGATCTTGATCAGTACCATATCCGCTGAAGGGTCTAAGTATTAAGACCTTTGTGCCAGTCTCTCTTAAATAGTGCATCAATGTCTCACCTGTTAGCTTAGACCAGCCATAGGTCAGATCAGGTGCGCCTATTTTTTTAAAATTTATATCTTTCTCTTTTAACTTATGTTTTTTTGCCAGGGTTTGTAGCTCTATGGGATAAGCAGCTGATGAACTAAAATAAACTACATAGGGCTGCCTGGTTACCATGCACCAATTTGCAAACTCAGCATCAATGGCAAGATCTACTGCAAGGCTTAAAGGGTTGCCCTCTATCTGTACACGCCCACCTACAATAGCTGCTAGGTGTATAACTAAATCATATTGTTTTGTTTCTAATTTGAAAAAGTTTCTACAATCAGTGCCACTCTTTAAATCTACTAATGTCAAATTAGCATAAGGCAACGCACGCCTAAAAGCCTTACCTACAAACCCATGTGAGCCTGTTATTAAAATGTTCACTTCAATTTTCTGATCAATGTTGCATATTCTGTACTGACTAAGTATTTTTGTAAGGTCAAAAGATCTTGTTCATACCATTTTGGCTGATTAACTCTTTCATAACCTGCATCCATCTCAGCCTTACCTGCAATTGGATGTAGATGCTCAATAATTACATCAGGTAAATATTTCAGGCAATCTAAGTCTATGCCCAATTGCTTAACAAAGTTGTCAAAAAATAAATGTATGCATCCAGGGAAAGTCATGCCTCTTAGCTCATCTACTAATCCTCTACTCATTGCATAAGCTGTAGGTAGGTTTGCACCTTGCAATAGATCATCACCATAGGCAATGCCTTGATCTAAACCTATCGCTTCCACAAGGGCTTGATCCCAGCCTTGGGTTCTAGGTAGGTGATCATCACCCATGAAAACAAAATGATCATATAAAGGAAACTTAGTAATATCCAAGAGCAAAACAGCCACATCATTAAGAGACTTTGCACAGCCACCTGTTTTATTTTCTGCAGGCAAACACCGATACCCAAACTCATCCTCAAATCTTACATAGTCATGCCATAAAGGATCATCATTGTCTATAACAAAAAACAGATCTGCTTCAGCATTTGTATCTCTAAATGCCTTGGCCAATCTGTAAGCGTTTAAAGGTCTGCCCCTGGAAGGTACTACTACACAGCTTTTCATCTGAGTAGGGTAAAGGAATTATTGCTTACTTATCAGGATGTCATAGAGCGTGTCTAGTTTTTGCTCTATGCGCCTTACTCTGCCCTCTAAATTATGGCCGCCATTTTTGTCATCTTTTAACTCAGAAAGATAATGTTTTACTAACCATCTAACGGCGGCTATTAACGCACCTATAATAGTTAAAAGTGAGACTGTTAAAGCTGCCCAATCGTTCATATTCATTAGCTGTTAATGCCAAAAGCTTTATCTTTAGGATCAAAATAACGCGCTAAAGGTGCGACTAATGCCCCAGCCAATATGGAGAGTTCAGGTTTAATGTCAGCCACTAATGCTAACAGTGTTGTAATTGTTGCAGCTGCAATACTGCGTAAATATGACTTAACAATTTCTTTTTGTTTCTTGGTTAATTTCATTTTAAACCTAACTCTCTAATTTTGTTTTTTACTTGTTTTGCATCTAAAGCA